CATTTATAGCGATAGTCACTAAAGTCCTTGGCCGTGCCAGAGCCAAGCTCGTTTTGGAGCACCTCCTGCTCTTCCTTGTACTTCTCTAGGAGATACGCCAAATATTCGTCCCTCATTCTTCACCCCCTTGCGGTGGCTGTTGAGCCTGTTGGGCTTGTTGTCGCATGCGCGCCTTTTCCATCTCAATGCGTTCAGCTTCTTTGGCAGCATTCGTCAACTCTTTGCCGATCTCGAGACCCAACTCTACCCCGTCACGTTGTTGTTCGGCAGACAGTTTGGCTTGGTCAGTAGCCAGCTTGGCACCGGTTTGAAGACCTGCAATCTCACGTTGCGAAGCGATACGATCCTGCTCAAGCTTGATACGGTCAGCCTTCTCAGCTGCCGTAATGGCCAACTGTTTCTCCTTGATCTCAACTTCTTTCTGCTTGATCTGAAGCTCCATCTGCTGCATCTGCACAATCGGATCATTCTGAGCTTGCTCAGCCTGTTTAGCCCGAACCTCATTGATGTTGTTCTGCAACACCTTCTGGGACGCGGCAGCGGCCAAACGAGAGATTTCAAGCTCAGTAGCCTCGTCCATTTCGGCTTCTGGGCCGGGGTAAGGCACACCGGCGGCTTCTTCGATCTGTTTGCGGTACTCAAACGCTAGGTGTTCTTGGATATGTGCAGCCAGTGCAGCTTGAATAGCCCCAGCATTAGGACTCTGACCAACAAGTTGAGCAATCTTGGGATCTTGTGCCGCAGCCATGTGGACGGCGATGTGAGCTTGATGGTCTTGATACAGAAACGCCTTGACCGGCTTGTTGTTCAACATGTCCATGTTCTCGGACACCGGATCGCGTGGCTTCTGGTCATCCTCCACAGGCACCAGCTTGGCAGCGTTCTTGATCCCTAGTACTTCCAGCATTTGCCGATGGAGGTATGGTAGGTCATAGAGCTGAGGTGCCGTCTGGGCCAACTGGAGGACTGCTTGATACTGTACTACCTTTTGTGACATCGTGGCCGAATTCGGATCACTGACCGGGATCACCTCCACCATGTCATAGTCAGAGCGCTTGGCTCTGGGGGTGTCGCCTACAGGCTCGTAGTCATACTCGTCATCAGTATGATCACGGATAATTGTCTTAAGCAACCGGAACTCTTGGCGCATCGAGTAGTGCACCCGAGCCTGAACCGCGGACATTACTTTCAGCGTGCGTTCCAAAATCGCTAGGGTTGTCCCTACCGGAGACTGAGCAGACATATCTGACACTTTCAGGTCAGCAGCCGATGCGAACCGACGCCCTTCGTCGATAATGCGCTCCATCAAACCTGCAAGCACTTGACTAGGCTCTTTGTACGGCAACGACATGATGTTGTCGCGAATTGTGCCGCTTGGCAGATCTACATCCCTAAACTCACCCGGCGCAATCGGCGTATCGTCGCCTTTAGCACGGAATCCCTTGGTCTTAAACCCACCGGGCAGGTTAGACAGGGTGCCCGCATCAACCAACTGACGCAGAATACTTGTGCCTGACTTGGCAAACGCGCCAATCAAGTGAATCAAACCAAAGGCATAGAACCCAAAACCGGGGATATAGTAATAGTGGACGAAATGCTCTCGTTTTTGTTTTGTCGGGTCTGCCGGGTTCCAATTACGACGGATCGCTAAAACAGTCTGCGTAGCTTTGTCGATTGTTACCACATATGGCAGTGCAATGCCTGTCGGCTTGCCGTCTTCTTCATCTTCATATCCGGGCAAATCCAACATGACGTGCATCTCGAGGATTTTGTGCCGGTCATCTTGCGTGGCTCTGAAGCCCATTTTTTCAGCAATTTTCTTTTCGACATCATCCAACATATCGACTGGCTCGCCGATATCAACGTCGCGATAGAACCCACTGACTTGCAGCTTACGCAGATCATTAGGAGTCTTGCGCATGACGTGCGTCACACGTTCAGCCGTCTCTAGGTTACTTGCGCCATACGGCACCACAATATCTTCAGCAGGAACATACATCGCCACTTGACGGCGTACCGACGGGTCGTAATACACCTTTTTAAACGCATTGCCAGCCAGACCCAATCCCCACAACATGCGCTCATGCTCAGGACGATACTCCACCATTTTCTCGGTCAACTGATAGTTCATGTCGTTTTTGACACGCATCGCCGCTTTTTCTTTCTCGCGGGTTTCCTGACCGATAATCTGTGTCTTGACCGGGCCTGCTGCTGGAAATGTCTCCATCATGGTCTCGGCTTGAAACTTCACCAAGGCTTCTGATAGCAGTGGGTGGTACACACCACAAGCACCTTCCCATGGCTCGGTACGCTCTTCAATCGTCATGCCCAACAACTCAAGGCCATCGACGTAGGTGTTCATCCACTCTTTACGCGAACTGAGGTCGTCCTCAAAATCTCCAAGCAAATCTCCGGCGAGCGTCGCTAGTTCGTCCGGGTCCATGTACTCAGCCAAGTTAGCGTCGAAATCTTCTGGGCCTTCTGGCTCGGGCACCAACATGATCTCCATCCCACCTGCGTCAATCGTGACACTTTCGGGATCTTCGATCTCAATCTCCAGCTCAGGTTCAGCGGCTGCTGCAACCATCATTTCTTCGGTTAGCCCCATCGGAGCTTGGTTTAGTGACTTGTCGATTGCCATGTTATTTCCTTAATAATATGCCGCAGTTCTACGCCGCCAAGTTTGCGGCTCATCTTCATAATCAGAGCTAAGTGATATAAACCCACCTCGCCTAAATCTCAACAGTGCCTGTGTCATCGAGTCCACCAAGTCATCATGCTCACCCGACGGGAACGACGCTACTTCTTCTACCAACTCTTCTGCCCACCGGCGGTTAGGCACCCACACACGCCCAGACGCAAATATGTCTGCTACCGAGTTTAACCGGGCAATCTTGTCGTTACCCTTACTTGGCGTATATTCCTGTACCGGTATACCCATCGCACGAAGCTCAAAAACCAACGGAGCCCCCGCAGCCTTGGCTTCAATAATCAAAGAATCCGGGTTCCAGTCCTGATATTGTTCAAAAGCCACTCGCTTTAGCTCAGGAAACTCCATACGACGCTTAAACGAATTCAGGAGAATGATATTAGCCTGTGGTCTGCCGGTGTCATCGTCTTTATAAAACACACCCCACGTCGTGCATGCCGAAAAGTCAGCCCGTTCATGCTTTAAAAACGCGGTATCCCACGACTGAATCACAAAATCGCAATGTGGTGGGTCATCATCTTCCCAAATATTCCACCATTCCCGCTTGATAATAGCCGACACGTCGGAAGTCGGCTGCTGCATGTACTGCGCCATCCATTTGGCGTTGGGCAGTTCCTCTTTTAGGGCAGAAAGTTCCTCAATACTCCAAAACTCAGGCCAAAGTGGGCGTCCGGAGGGCAAAATCGCCGGAAATTCGATGACTTCCCACTCTTCACCGCTTCTTTGAGCCGCTGCTTTGAGCACTTGACCCGTCAAATCTTTCTTTGACCACCGTGTCATCACGATGACGATAGACCCACCCGGCTGCAGACGCTGACGCGGACCTGACGTATACCATTCGTACGTTTTGTCGTAGACCTCGGGGTTAACCTCGGCTAGGGTCGCCTCCTGCTCCGAGTGAGGGTCGTCAATAATGAGTAGATCAGCACCCTTACCCGTAACTGCACCGCCCACACCAATCGCGAAATACTCCCCGCCCCGGTTGGTGGCCCATCGACCAGCAGCCTTAGAGTCAGATTGAAGCGATACGTCTTTAAAAATGTCCGTATAAGCGTCCGCATCGACCAAGTTCCTCACTTTACGACCAAAACCCACGGCCAATTCGGCTGTGTGGGAGGTCTGGATTACCTTCTTTCCGGGAAAATTACCCAAAAACCAAGCCGGCAACAGGTACGACGCGAACTCAGACTTGGTATGACGAGGTGGCATGTTGATAATCAGGCGCTTTATCTCACCTCTGGCAACCCTTTCGAACGCCGCAGCCATCTTGGCGTGGTGTGCACCATGAATAAAATTCGGCCAAACATAGTTTACGAAGGCCATGAAGTCGGTTTTCGCACGTGTGGTGGCGTCCAAGCGCTCGCGCTCGGCCAGCAGGTCGGTGAGTTTTGCCCTCAGATCAGGTGGTAGCTGATCTTTAAGCGCTTTGATCTGCTCGATCTTCTTCGGATCCAACATTTTCTCGCTCGTCAGCCATCTCGTCTTTAGGGATTAGGTCAGTGATACCTAATTCGTCATCGTCCATCTCAAGCAACGATTCCAACTCATCTGCAGTCTGGGGTTTAACTTCTTCGACGTGTCCCATGTACTTCTCAAGAAACTGTTCCAGCTCGCTATCAATTTGATCCACCGTTCGGTGGTTGACGTTAACCTCAAGACGTTCTGAAAAGGCACCGACATTGGCCGTTTTACCTAGCAGTTCAAGTGCTTTCAGACGCACTTTAGGGTCTGGGTCGACAGTTTCAAGTAAGAGTTTGTTGGTTATGTAGGTTCTGAGTCGAGTAGAAGCGTTTAACAGTTCGCGGTCATACTCGGACAAAATGGCTTCGAGGTGCAATATGGCACCGGCATTTTCTTCTTTGATTTTTATGGTGCCGCCCATAACTTTTTTACGGGCTGTATGTCGGTCTTCTTCGTTTATTTCGATTTCGCCGCCCGCCTCGATTAATGCCTTAATGGTTTCGACTGCCGTTTTCGCACGGTCTCTAAATTCGATCAGCTCTTCTGGCGTGGTGTCCAGAGGCAATGGAATATGAGTTTCCGGGGTGACAGTAATAGGCATAGGTAGGCAGCGGTTTGTGGCTCCAATGCCGTGAGTATATATGTGTTTGGTGCTAATACGCAATAGGAAGGTGGGGGCCCCTGATAAAGCACAGGTTTTGCGATGCCCGAGCCTGAAGTGGCTAGGGTGTACGAATCTAAGAAACATACTGACAGGTCGCTAACACCTGACCCCCCATAAATAG